GTCGTTACCATCCTCGTCTACGTCTTCATACGCCGCAGCCTGGAGCAATTCGTTGAAGTTCTCACCACTCGCAGGTCGAGTAGTCGAAATCGCCTGCGTTATGGAGTATCCCCCCACTAGCCTGGGTAGGACCCGCGAACGAACATCGTCCGGAGCACTTTCGAGGAAGACCTCGACTTTTGAGAGCATCTGTATGGGAATTTCACCATATCTCTCTTGAATGAATAAGGACGCTGCTACCAGGATGGCGCCTGGCCCACCATTTGCTGTGTATGGGGGCATGCGATCGTGTCCTAGCTCCACCAGATTAGACATCCACGAGACGTCGTGTGGAAGGTTTGCCATCTGGGCTAGCCACTTTATAAACTCCGGAAACCAGGGGTGCGTGATGCACTCACCCAACGCCTGAAACACGCCCAAGTAGTAGAGGGCTTTAGCATCAGGGAGGTATGAGAACCAGGCTCTAACTGTCAGTGCCCTATGGATATGTTCATAGCTGACAGGGCCATCTTCACCTTCCCAGCCGTTAAATCTCGCAACGGCCTCATAGTCTGGGACGAAGTAGGGCCACTTTGCATTTGGAGGCGGACTAATGTAGTAAGATGGAGGCTTTCCCTCCTTGGCCTTCTTTTCCTTATCGCGTATCCGCTTGCTAAAAGTCTCGCCGGAGGCTAACACCCGTAAGTAGAGGGCCATTTCCTGAAAATCTACTCCGTTATCGTCGTCCCAGCGTGACGCAAACAAGTGGGAGAACTGTGATGCCTGCATCCATACCATCTTATTAAGGATGTTGGTTAGAAGCATCGTAGCACTTCCAACAAGAGGGTCTCTCGAAAAGCGGCGCTTCAAGAATAAAGCAGTGTCCGGACTAAACTCCTGCTTCTCCTTCTTCGCTTTGAAGCCGTACTTTGCCCAATGGCGCGCTACGGCCTCCGACCCATCCGCGATATAATACTTCTTCCTTTTATAGGCGATAAAGAGGTCGTCGCCGACCCCGAGGATTTTCCGGTCCTCTTCTTTTATGCCTTCCTCATCGCAGAACGTATTCCCGAGTGCGAGCGATGTTAATGTGTTTTCGTTCGTCGTATCGGTTTTTCCTGAAGCGTTACCAATTGGGCCGAAGAATATGCCTCCAGGAGTGACGACCATAGGGTGGTGAGCGGAATAGATGTCGGATGTAATAATCCGAGGGTCGGCCGCCACCGTCCGTACGAAGAACTCAGTGTACAACTTGCCTATGGGATCATATTTGACTGACGCGTCCATCCTGGACGTATCAAGGCTTATATACCCCATGTCGGGATTCTCCTGGATATAGCGTTCGACATCGCGATAGCCGAAGATCCCCAAGGTAGGACCGTAGCTCCGGAAAGCGTCTAAAACCGGGTAGCTCCAACGCCCGGAAGATACGATGGCGTAGGAGTCGACACTCATCACTACACGGTTATAGTCAGGAGCAGCGCTTCCTAAGGCTGCCGCTGTAATACGGGTCCCTGGGACGATAGCGAACCACTTCTCGGAAGGGTTCTCGTCCCACCACTTCAAAACTTCTACGGTGTCAGCAAACAGCATGTACCTCTGCCACCGATCTAAGGATTTCATAGTCCGCATGTAGTAGAAGCCGAGATCACTGTCGACTCTTCTACGGGCCTGAACATCGATGACGTTGTAAGGCTGAAGGCGATTTCCGCCATTTCGCTTTATTAAGTCATCACTGATGCGGTAGTACCAGTCCCTTAGGTGGTTTACGTCCTCAACTCCTCGATATGGGCGGTAGTGGGGAATAAACCTGTCCGTATAATATTCGTCCCACGAGGTATTGAGGGGAGGACCCATGACCTCAAGGTTATCCTCCTCAAGCTGCCTGAGAGGGCCTCGAATTTTTGAGAGCACGTCCCTCTTAAATGTGCTCTTGACCTCCTGCCATGACCTATTGGCCATGATGGGGGCACGATAGATCTCGCTAAGCACGTCTCCATACTTATTCAGACTATCGCGATCATCGTGCGAAAGCCCAGCCAGCTTCGCGGCAATGTCTTTCCAAGGGACATATTGCTTTACGATGTTAAACCGGGGGTCACTCGTCGTTTTCGTATGGTAGTGACGTCCTTCGGCCTTGCAATAGCGAGATACAGCCTGGACTGCTAAAAGTGACATAGCAACCCATGAACCTCCTTCCGCTAGCGCTACGACTCCCAGGAGGAGACCAGCGGTCGTCTAGAGAAACGCATCCACTTGCCCTTTTGGATACGCAGCCTTAATTGTGTTCGGGCCCTCGTACCAATCCGGGTGGGCGTGCGTCTCAGGTACGCCGTAGCTACACTGAGGCGCATCACTGCGCGATGGGGAGAACAAG